CTGACCATGTTATTGTATTAAAGTGTAAGCCAGATTTATTTACTGTTGTATAAGCCATTATAAATTTAATCCTTTTGTTGATAAAGCTCTATAGCCTGTTGGGGGTTGATAATTAAATTTAGAACTTCCGTCTGCACCTGCATAACCATTACCAGAATTTCCAGTTATAGCTGTTGTTCCGAAATATCCATTGCCAAAATTTACATCAATAGTGCTTGAGCCATAATGTGCAATAACTGGTGCTATAGTTTTACCATTTTTTAAAGTTGATGAAGTTCCGACAGCACCAAAATCAAAATTAGTAACAATAGCTGAATTATTTTTATAAACAGAAAACAATGAGTTATCATAATCTACTGCAAAACCACCAATATCGTTTTGAGCAAATATTCCATAGTCAGCAGTAGTCATTGTTCCATCTGAACCTGTTTCTGCTACTCTGATTTCTCCACCATCATTATTATAAAATAAAACACCATTTCTATATGGATATGCTAAGGCATAGTCGTCAAGACCCATAAAACCAATATACCAATTAAGATTTGTTGCATGTGTGAATTTAGTTTCAAAATAATATTTTCCACTTGTTATACCTAAAGTAGAACTTGCACCTGCCCAAACAGAACCAACTCCTGTCAAACTTAGATTACCATTTGAAAGGTTCATTGTATTTGAAAATTTATACAATGGGTTCATTGTGGCCATTACCATTGATGGATTATCTTTTACATCTGTAAGTGAACCACCCCCAACTGCCCAAGTATTTGAGTTAGGAGAGCTATCTGTTACAGAGTTTCCATCTTTAAGTATCCAATATCCATTTGTTCCATAACTAACACTAGGAGAAGTATTTATTTTCCATTCTCCAGTTGTGCTATCTGTAGAACCAAATGCTGATGCTGAATAAACATAACCATCACAAAAATGTATGTGAGACATATAACCATCAAAATAATAACCTGCACCATCATAACTACCAATTTCATGTTGTGTTGTAGTATTTATGTGACTTGTAGCACCTGAACTAGGGTATTGTTCTGTTCCAAATTCTGTTTCTCTTACACCATTGACATAAAGAATAACTCTATCTCCAGAAGTAGCATTATCGCTATCGTACACAACAGTGACATGGTACCAATTATTTAAATCTCTAAATTGTCTAGATGTAACTAATCTATTTGTGTTTCCTGCTTCTAAATCAACTATTAATTGGTCTGATGTATCAAGTAATAATTGTGTTCTTGAAGCAGAACTAGGAAAAGCATGAATTAACATCTGATATGAACCTAAGCTACTTCTTTTAAACCAAGCAGAGAAAGTCCATTTTTTTGTATTTCCTGCTGAACTTGGTGTTCTTGATAAATAAGTGTTAGCCATTAATTAAATCCTCCTGAACCTGTTGCACCGAAGCTAGAAGTAAAGCTAAATGCTCTATCTGCTGTTTGCCCCTCTGCATCTGTTATTCTTATTGTAAAGTTATATTGGGTAGCTGTTGTTGATGAGCCACCGAAATCTGTTGTTGCTAAAACCCCTGCTGATGAAAGAGTTACATTAGCACCTGATAAATTTGAACCTACTTCTGAAAAAGATACTGCACTATCTGATGAACCTGCAATAGTTGCGATTGTACCAGAAAAGTTACCTGCAAATGTTCCAAGTGAACCTGCGTTTGTAGAAAATGTAGGTGCTGTAGATGAAGTAATAATATTGTTTGTGCTTCTACCTGCGTTACCATCTGGATTTGTAACTAATACATAATAGTTTCCTGATGCTAAAGTTACATTTACTGAAAGTGTTGTAGCATTAGTAAACGATACTGTATTTGCTCTTGTAACAGAGCCATCTGTTTTAACAAAGTCTACTTGTGGTATTGATACAAAGTTTGTACCTGTAATACTTATTGTTGTAGCTGTTGCAGGTGCAACTGTTTGCGATACATTGGCTACTGTAGGTTTAGTTTCTTGTGCATCTACCCAAGATAATTGATTAGTTGCATTACCATTTGTAGCTAGTACCTGACCATTTGTTCCTACTGATGTAGGTAATACTAAAGTATAACTTTGTGCTGAAGAATGTGGTGGTGATTTAATTTTAACACCATGAGAATTTTGTGAACAATTTAATTGTATTTGACCATCTGCTGAAGAACCATCACCTTTAACTATAAGTGTTGGTGCAGGTAGTCTGTCGTTATTAATAGTACCACTAGAAATGTTAGCGGCATTAATAGAGGCTACATTAAATGTTCCGTAAGCAACTACATCAACAACATCTCCGTTTGCTAAAGCAGAAGCAAATACAACTGATGAACCAGAGGTAATTGTAATATCTGCACTAGACATACGAACCCCATTAACATACACGTCAGCAAATCCTGCGTCATATGCCAATGTATTTCCGTTAGCATCACTTCCTGATACAGTTGTAGGAGTACCAGATATGTTATAAGTAAATCTTTGTGAAGTACCATTAACTGTAGAACCTGCCGCACTCCAACCAGACGATTTGTAAACTTTTAACTCATTTGCAGTTGTGTCAAAATATAAATCACCAACATTTAAACTTGAAGTTGGTGCTGAGCTTGAAATTCTATATACGTCAGCAAAGTTTTGAACTGCTGATAAATTTGAAGAAACGCTTGATACTGCTGAATGAGCATTAGCTAAATTAGTTAAATTAGTAATACCTGCAAGTGTAGCCATATTAGTTACATTTGTAGACGTACCAAGATTAGCCATATTAGTTACGTTTGCAGATGTACCTAGATGACCCATAGCGGCAACATTTGCAGATGTACCAAGTAATCCCATATCAGTAATAACTGCTGATGCACCTAAAGCAGTTAATTCAGAAGATTTACCTGCTAATGTAGAAATATTGTTAGTAGGAGAAATTTGTCCTGCTACTGTATTAATATTGTTTTGATTAGATGTAGTATTTGTTAATTGATACCAAGTAGTGTTAGCTAAATTGTAAACTTTCATTACATCATTAGTAGTGTCAAAGAACAAAGTCCCATCAAGTAAAGCGTTACCATCATTGTCCACTGTAGGATTAGATGATTTAGCTCCTAGAAATCTGTCATCAAAAGTATCTAAAGCTGTCTCCGCCGCAGTTTGAGCAGTTTGAGCCGCAGTTGCCGAAGCGGCACTAGCAGTAGCACTTGAAGCACTAGAAGTAGCACTAGAAGCCGAAGACGTTGCTGAGTTTGCCGAATTTGTTGCTTGAGTAGTTGCTGATGTAACTTGTGAATTTATTGTAGATAAACTAGATGTAAATTGTGTATCAACATAATTTTTAGTAGCCGCATCTTGTGCTGATGTAGGGTCAGTAACATTTTTTAATCTTTTATTTCCTACGTCATATTGAAAATCTGCATTATCTAAAGAAATAACGTCTGACGCATCATCAATAGCTTCTTGTGACATAAAGAACGCTTGGTCACTATCTGTATCTAAATCATTTTCAGTAAGGACTGAACCAGAAGCATAATCTACTAATTTAGTTGATTGTGATGTTCTTCTTCTTATTTCAATAGCCGCATTAGAAGCAGGTGTTGAATTAAAAGTAAGCGTAGTTCCTGCACTATTTAAGGTAAATGCTGTTGTGGCTGTTCCTGAAATAGTTACAGTAAGGTCTCCTGTAGTTCTGTAGCTAAAAGGGATAGAATAAGATGATGTACTTCCGTCACCGACATAACGTACAAAACTATTTGCCATGTATATTTTCCTTAATTTTGATTAGTTTTTACTAAAAGTGTAAGTTTAGTTGTTTGCTAAAGTTTTTAGCGTTTCTCTGTGTTTTTTCATTGAACGATATTTGTTTTGAAGTAAGGCTTTTCTTCTTTCTTCAAATTCTGGAAACTCTTTCATCATTAATCTTTTAGCATTTCTATCTATTCTTTGAATAAATCCAATGATAACTTTAGCTTGTTCATCTTTACCATTTATAGTTCCATCTGGGTATCTATATATCTGGCTATTTTTATCTAAAATCATTTTTTCTACATATTCTGCTAATGTATATTTTTTACCTGTATAAGTAGAGCTTGTTATAATAGCACCCTTTGATGTAACTCTAGTTTCATCTTTTATTTCTAACATTCTATCGTATGCGGTTTGATTTTTAGAATTTCTAATATCTTTTAATCTCATACCCATGCTATCACCTTTTACTTTTAAAGTAGCTTGTGGGTGATTATATTTAAAATCTCTTTCTCTAATAAATTTAGCTGTCTCTGTATTTTTAAAATTAGTCATAGCAAATGGAGAAGACCATAAACCACTTTCACCACCTAACCCAAATAACCAACCATTTTTTCTATCTATTTTTTGTCCAAACATGTTACGTCTAGGCATAACAGCAGTTTTACTATCAAATGGATTTAGAGTTTGTAACCTATCATTTAATGTATATAATTCTCTTTCCCATTCATCATTAACTCTATCTACATATCTTAAACCTCCTGACAAAGGAAACGCTTTGTAAGCAAATTGAGATAACACCTGTGACCCCATTCTATCTAATCTTCTTGCGTGCATAGCCTCATCTGAACTAAAGAAATTTGCTAACTCAATAATATTTTTTGTATAAAATTTAGAAGTTAAATTTCTTGTCATTGTTGCTACAACACCCATAACTAATTCTGTAGTAGCTTGTTCTACAGCAGGGTCTATATCATCAGTATGTTTTAAATGTTTATTCATTAACTCCACTAAATCTGCCGCAATAAAGAATGGCATCATAATAGGGTCTAATCTATTTAAAGAAATATATCTGCCATCATCAGTTTTATATGAATATGGTTGTTCACCTGTGTTTTGTTCTTTGTCTCTTTGTTTTTTATAACTTCTATCTCCACCGCCTGTAATTTTACCAGACATAGCAAAACTAATAGCAGTACCCCACAAAGCCCAACCCATTTGTATTCTTGCAGTAGCTTCTGCCGCCGCCTCTGGGTTAAGGTATTCTTTTTTTCTAAAAGGATTTAATCCTCTACCAATTTCACTTCTAAATTTACCATTTGGTAAACCTTTTTCTGCTAACATGTGTGCCATTTGAAATTGAAATCTACCAAGAAAAGGTAAATGTTGTGCTGACCATCTTAATAAGTTTGAAGGTGTGTTAACAAAGTGAAGACCTAAAACTCTTAATGCTTTATGTTTAGTAGCTATTCTTAAAATTGAACCAGTAAGTTTGTCTTCTAATTTTCCTGTGTTTGGATTTATTTGTCCAACGTGTTGTGTATATGAACCTTCTCTTGCAGTATGTAAAGGTGCATTTAATTGTGCATCAACTGTTTTAGCAATCTCTACAGCAGAACCATTTTCATTAATATATTCAGCTTCAATTTCTTTTGCCCTTTTTTTGAATTTATCTGCGTAAGTAATATCATCTATACTAAGTTTAGTATCTTCCATTACTCTAAACTCTGGGTTTTCTTTTAATATTCTTGAATTAATTAAAGATGTCATTCTAGCTTTAAACATCATAGATTTAAGAAATTCATCACCTGCTGATAAAACTCTCATAGGTGCAGAAATAACTCTTCCTGTACCTCTAAATCCGCCTGTAATAATTTTGCCTAATGTACTGCCATCAGCACCTACAGTTTTCGTAACAGCATCTCCCCAAGCATCAAATAAATCTTGAAGTTGTCCTTGTCTCATTGTTTTATCGTATTTCATTTGTCTACTATCAAGTATAGCTCTACCTTCTCTAAATGATTTAGCGGCTCTTTTTAAAGCATGACCTAAAAACGCATATTGATATATGTAAGTTTGGAAGGCTTCTCTCATAATAACTTTAGCTCTATCTTCATCTTTAAAATACATATTTGCACCTCTTAACAACATAGTTGCAGGTTTCCATTGTGTTTGTACTAAACCTGACACAATGTTAAGTATGTGTGTATCTGGTGAAGATAAGAGGTTATTGTTAACCCATTCTGTTGCTATATCCCATTTGTCTACTTCTCTTGAATTTTGTAATGCTCTAATAATTTGGTCTCTATCTGCAAGTTTTCCTACAGCTTGTATAAATTCCCATTGTTGTTCAGCCGTACCTTTTGACAAATCTAACATTTTAGGGTCTTCAGGAGTAGCCATTAATTTAGTAGCTCGTACAGCGTCAGAATCAATGTTTCTTGCACTCATAGCTCTTGCTACGTTAGTACCCATAATACTGTCTACATCTAATAGTTTTTCAGTTATTTTTCTTTCTTCTTGAAATTTTAACATTAACTGCATTTTTTCATCAGGTGTTAAATCTTTTCTATTTACACTTTCTGAACCGATTGCACCCATAATGTCGTGCCTACTTTTAATTGCATCTTTTTGTGAACCCATTGTTACATAAAGCTTAACAAACTCATCACTGTAAGCGGCGTTGTTTGCTCTTTCTTCTAATTTTTTAGGGTCAGCACCAAGCTCTCTCATCTCAGTTTTCATCTGTTCAAATGTAATTTTACCCTTGTTCAGTCTTTCTGTAGTTTCTAAAATATTATATTTAATTAAACCTTCGTAAGAAATTTCTTTACCTGTACTAGGGTGTTTAAATTTAGTTGCGTTGTTGGATAATAGAGGTGGTTTATCTACATTAGTAATTTCACCTTCATTTAATCTATTGATATATTCTTTTGTGGATTTGGGTGCAGGTTTGTTTTTTAGGGAGGGTGTGTTGTCGTCAGGCATTAACCTGTCAAATAATTTTGCACCTGTAATATTGCTTCTACCTTTATCTTCTATTTCTTGTAAAGCTTGTACACTTTTTCTTCTTAATGAATTGTTTGTTAATTTAAAAGCACCTGCCGCAAATGCAGAACCAAAAGCTGTACCAAAACCAAAACCTGCGGCTGTTGATATAGCTCCTCTACCTACACTGTATTCATCTTGAATACCTGCTTTTATATTAGTAGTTTGTAACATAGCATCTTGACCACCTGCTATAACAGCATTAATACCACCTTCAGTTAAGCCACCTTTAATTACTGCTTGACCCATTGCTGATTTTTGTGCGTATTTAGAAGTTTCTTTTAATACTCTTTCATTAAGTTCACCTGCTATTTTATCTTTAAGTGTAACTCTTAATGCTTGTTTGTATGCAGTTTTAGCCGCTTGTCCACCGACACCCACACCTATTAAGTTTACAGGGTCGGCTATCATAGCTCCACCATTATCAACTAACCATGCACCAAAACTTCTATTTGGGTCATTCCAAAATGAAGGCAGGTTTTCGTATGTCTGTGCTATGTATGCAAATTCTTTTAATCTTTTTTCGTCATCTTCACCCATGACATTAGACATGTCCATACCCATAGAAATTGTGTTGTTTGTTCGCCAAGACCTGTCGGTATAAAAATAATCTAATAAATCTGCATGAGACATTTTATTAAATCTTTTATCGTTTTCTCTGTAAGAGTAATAACTTTTTAATGTGTTGTAAAAACCTTCTGTTTGTATTTCTTCTAAAGCACTTTCTTCAGAAGTAGCTACTTTGGGTATAATATAATTTTCACTAACAACTGGTTTTTTTGTAGCGTTTTTATTTAATGTTTTAAATTCCATTAATTATTGTCCTCTTTTTTTAGTTCTTTTTTTACCAACTGGCTTATTAATAATATTATTTATCGCTTGTTCTATGGTTTCAACAGATACATTTAACTTTTCTGAAATAGACGCTATCATCTCATCACCTTGTTCTTGTGGTATAAGACTAAAAAATTCCATGTTAAATATATTTTCTGGTAAGAAAGAAGTAAGAGCTTGTTCAACTTTAGGTATAACTTTTGTTTCATTAAAAGTTTCTTCAGTCATTGTATTTTTAACACCTCTTACTCTAATTTTATTAACAAATTCTTCAAACATAGGAACATCTATTTCTATGTTTGGTATTGCCTCTACAATAGAATTAAATGTTTCATAGAAACCAGTAGCTTGTCTTGTTGCTTCATCAGCTTCATCTTTTAATTTTTCATCAGCCGACTTATTAGCTTCCTCTTCTTTAGCTTTTCTATCTTGTTCAATAAAATCTTCTTCTTGTTGGTCAAAAGTTTTTAAGTTAACTACGTCTTGTGCATTTTCATATTGACGTACTATATCATTAAGTTTTCTTTCCATGAATTTAGCTCTCTCTTCATTGCTAGGTTTTAATCTTGTTTTTCCATTAGCTTTAGCTTCTTCATAGTAATCTTTTTCAAAATCATATATTTCTACAATAAGATGTGAATTAACACTGTCTTGTGCTACTTTTAATAGATTTGCATCAGGGTTTGCGGCTATTACTGGTGCTAACACTTGTCCCAATTTATTTTCAATAGCTTGTCTTCCCATGATGTAAGATGTATTAACAAGATGAAGTTGTTTGTTATCGTCTAACAAAGAATTATCATAAGCCTCATATAATTTATTCCCATTTTCAAGAGATATATTATTATCATTTATTAATTTTGCTATATCAGCTCTATTTTGAACTTGGTCTTCTCGTATCATAACCATTAAATTATTAAATACTTCAGGGTCATTATCATAATATGCATTAGCTTTCATAGATTTTGCAAAAGCGGCTGTAAGTTGTATGTCACCTTCTTTTCTAATATCTTCTAATAATGCTTGTTTTTCTTTCCAATTCATTTTTCTAGTAGTTACATTTCCATCTTCATCATAAATTTCAACTTTGTTTACAAGCATTTTAGTAGTAAGTTTTTTTATTCTATCATCACTTGCTCTTTGTTCTTCTTCTCTATCGTTAGAAATTAAAGTTCTTCTTGTTCTTTCTAAATCTTTTTTAATTGTATTCATTTCATCAGATTTTCTTGATGCTAATGTGCCAATAGCAGAACCATTTTTAGAATAACCTAAATTAGTATTTAAAAGAATATCTACTCTATCTAAATCATCTTCTGTTTTTGCATCAGCTATTAAAAATCTTACACTGTCTTTAAGTACATTCATTGTTTCTTCATTCGTGTACAGTAAATTCGATTTGTTAGAACCATCACGACTTGGTAAAGGTATTTGTAATTTTTCTATAAAACTTGGTAATTTTGATTTTAATTCAGATGTTTGAATACCATCTAAAATTTTAATACCTTCTTCATTTTTCTTTTTAAGAGCTTGGTCTGCTCTGTTGTTAGCATCTTGTGTTACAGCAGTAGCTCTAAATTCATTAAATGTAGAAGTAAAACCTAACAAGGTTGATGCGTCCATTGATTTTGTATCAGGCATAAACTTTTTAAAGAACATATCAAGATTACTACTTTCATCAGTAATATCATATTCACCATTGTTTTGTGCCGCTATAATGTTGTTTTTAACTTCTTCAGCTTTAACTCTACCTGCATGATAATTTGTAGTAGCGTCAATGTATTTACCAGTTAACTCTGGGTGGTCTCCTTTAATAATCTCTGCTTGTATTGTTTCAAATGATTTACCATTGGCAACCATTTCATCTATTTTTGCAATAGCTCCGTCTTTTTTTCTATCAATCCTTAAAGTTTCTGCATCACCAATTTTATAACCTGCATTAGTTAAAGATTTAGATAATTCATCACTAACTTTACCTGTTGATACATACCCTCCACTACCTGCACCATAGTATTTATTAGTTGCTTGTCTTTGATATTTTGCCATTACTTTTCCTTAGCCTCTTTGTTTTTTTGACTTCTTTGATAACCTGCATATCCTTCAGAACCCATTTTAATAATTAAACTTCCCATAGAAGGGTCTGTAGGCGGAGTTAAACTGTTATAAGATTTTGTTAAGTTTGCGTATGCTTCTGTTTTCTGATTAGCAAACATTTGTTTATCTTTTTCATATCCACTTGTAATTTCATTCCAATCATCATCAAATAAATATCCAATAGATTGTACTAATTTTGTGTTATTACCATAACCTAAATTTATTTTTTGTGCGATTTCAGCATCTTTTTCAGCTTTTGTTATAATTTCAGCTTTTGTTTTTTCTATTTCAGCTCCTACTGTTTCTTGGTCAATCTTATTAAGGTCATGTAAATATCCTCTATCAAAATTTCTTCTAGCTGTTTCTTGGTCTCTTCTTATAGCTTTGTTTTGTGCTTTCTTTTCTCTATGACTTTGAACTGCTCCTGCTACTGCTAGTGCCGATTGAATGTCACACATTGTTTATTTTATCTCCTTCATCATTAATAAAAATGGCATCTTTCCAATGCCAAAATCTCCTATTTTTTGTTTTGGTTCAAATCCTAAAAATTGTAACCATTTTAAACTTTTCCAATTTCTTTCATCTACAAAATTGTAGACATATTTATAACCTTTACTCATGTCATTTACCCATTTAGGACATTCTTTAATAAATTGTTTTGTATGTTTAAATAAATGTTCACTAGATAGTAACCACACTACGCCATAACCTTTTTCTTTTGACGGAGTAGAACCAAACATTCCAATTACACCTTCTGATTTTGTTCCTATAATAGAATATATTTTTCCTTTTTTATGAGTAAATGGAACTATCAATGCTTCTAACGGAGAAGCTCCATTGGAAGCCATAATTTCTTGTCTGTCACCTATTCTTATTTTAGGTGCTAATATTAAAGCATCATTTAATTCTGCTTTCCTAACGTAATTTTCTTTCATTAAATCCTTCTTGCTCTGTTATGGTAATAACCTTCAACCTCTGCACCTGCGATATATAAAGGTAAATGAGATGAAGATTTTATATCTAATGTAAATTGTGTATTTTCAGCTTGAACTGGAACTCTTAACGTACCTGTAGCTATAGCAGGTTGGTTAACAATAGATGATGCTGTTCCAATCACATAACCATTCATAATTGAAGTAGATGTATTTCTATTATTAGGAGTAACTTCTACTTGAAAAAATCCACTATTTTCAAAATTAAAAGATATATTTCTTATTTGGTATCTACCAGAAGTAACTGCTACTAAACCTCTTCCTGTATTTTCTCTTACATATTGAGGTGATAATCTATATTTACTTTCGTATGGAACACCTATGTATAACGCTGTGTGATTTCCTTTTATTGTGTAAGTAGAACCTGATGTATTTGTTGCTGTGTAGTTATTACCATTAGTTCTATCTACTGCAATCAATCCAGTTTTTGCTCCATAAGGTGACGTAAACGTAGTTAATTTTGTTGTAGCATTATACGTTCCTGTAACGGAAGTTTTAAGGTCAAGATAAACTCCATGACCTATTGTAGTGTCTTTTAAATTTCTTAAATCAATTTTAAATAATTTTGTAGTTGTACCCTCAGAAGCTAATATATAAATATAACTTTCTAATGACATAGCACCTATAATTTTAGCACCAGTAAATGTCCATTTAGACCAAGCATTTTGAACTTTCTCACCACCATCAAAGAAATATTTATAGATATACATTGTGTTAGCAAATGTTGTAGAAACTGTACCACTATAAGGAGCTGTTTGACTGTCTGCTGTATCTGATACTAAAAATATTAATGTATCTTCTGTTGTGTTACTTACTATTTGATAACAATTTGTTGGTATTAAATTCTGTACTGACACTGTAATATCCATACCATCATTTGTTAACGTGTCATCATCAGCAAAATATTCTCTTATTGCAGTATTGTTAGTTCTAGCTTGTGCAAAATAAGCAAACTTACCTGCTGAAACTGGTGTTACTTTATCATCATGTTCAAATGAAGATGCCTCATTAAGTATAGCTGTTGTAGGAGATATAGTTTCTCCTGCACTATCTAATTTGTATTGTGCTGTATCAGAAAATAATAATAAACTTTCATTAAATGATACTGAGTTTTTTAAAGTATTAACTTGTGTACCTGAAGCCGCAATATCTATTGGGTCTGTATCTAAAACTTGTGTAGATGTTGTTGCAAAGAAATTAAAGAAAGAAGCATTTTCTGTAAATACTAAATTTTCACCAGACAATATGCCTAATCTATTTTTATAAAAAGTAAGGTTATTTATTTTTTTACTAACAAATGTAGGATTAGGATTGCTGTCAATATCGCCGCAAACTCTATCAGTCCAATCTAATTCTTTAAAAGTAAATGTACCATTATTATTATTAATCAATGCGTGAGGCATTGTAGAATTAGTTAAACCTACAGAAGTTGCAGGTGCAATAGTTTCATTCCACACACCAGACTTACCACTAAATTTTACATAATAATCAGATAAAGTATCTCCTTCTTCACCAGTTATTTTTATAATTACATCTTTTTTTCCATAAAAAGGTAATTTACTAAAATCTTGAATTTCATCTCTAATAGCATACATAGCTGTGTTACCAGAACCATCTGATGTTGTGATAGAATAATCTGCTAATGTATTAGGTGATGATACTGTACCTGTAGGTTTTCCATAAATAACACTATCAAATTGTTCAAAACTAAAATGAGAATTAATCCCTGAATAATTTATTAAACCTTGTGATGTAGATAAAGTTGCACCTGTATCTGTTCTTACAGTTTTAAATCCAATACCATTTGCACTTCCGTCCCAATGAGAACTAGACGTACCTCTTAAAAGAATATCAGTAATTTTATTTGTATCTCTAAATTTTGCGTCTGTAGAAGCATCATTACCAGTAGGTAATTGAAATATAACTTCATGTTCATAAGACATGTTAGGGTGATTTAAAGCTACTTTATATTCCCTACCATAATTAGTTAGTTTACAAACAATTAAAAATTCTTCTACTTTTGCCGCAGAGTTAGTGCTATCTGCTGTTACTGTAGTTGCTGTATTTGCTATAAATGTATAATCAGCAATATTAACTAATTTAAAATTTTCTCTAGGATTTGTAGATGTTAAATAACTTGAACCACTTTGTATGGTAACAGTTTTTGCATTACCATCTAAATCAAATACTTTAATCCCACCATTATAAATAGCAACAATATATTGATTATCTGCATCTCTTTGTATTTGCCAAAATTTTGTTTTATTAGAATATATGTTTGAAGCATCAACTGTTTTTACAAAATCTAAAGGTGGTCTTTTTGACAAACCTTCAACTAAAGTGTTTTGTAAATTAACTTGGTCTTCAGCTTGATTAATCCCTCTTTGTGTGGGTGTCTGTTGAGACATGCCATTTAAGAAATTAGGAATAGATTGTGAAACAACGCCACCCATAATTAATAATTCCTTCTAGTAGGTCTATGTATTATAGAAAATGTGTTGCTGTCTCCGTCAAGTATATTAACATCACTTTCTTGGCTATCTGCTTGATGAAATGCCATTAATGCTTCATTTTCATCTTGACCTATTAATTTAGTTATTTCAGCATCACCAACAAATCTTGCCGCAAATCTTCTAGCCGCTTTCATTGTAATATATTGTCTAGCGTATTCTGGTAAATGTTCAAATTGTTGTACTAAAACTATATCAACTGAAGCAGGTGCAGAAGTAAACACATCTGTATGATTATCTAAATCATATAAATAACCATTTCTTAGTGTAAAGTTTAAATATCTGTATTGAGAATTTGCGTCAAGTTTTACGCAGTTTGAAGGAAGGGGAACTTTATTATTACTGTCTAATGATAAAGAGGAATAATTAACATGAGTGTTAAAATTCCACCCTTGTGATTGAATTGACATAGATGTTTCATTAAGAATATTTTTTGCTGTACTTACATCAACTGTAGTAGTTCCAGTAATACTGTTCACTGGTGCTTCTCCGATTGTAGAGAGCATTATATTTACAGCTTGTAATTCGCTAGTAGGTGTAATTTGTGTTGCCATCTGTGCCTTTGTTTAAATTTTAAAAGAACACTGGGCGGATTGTCATTGTTAATCTCCGCCCAATGTAAGTAAAAAACGTAATTAAATATTACGCTTCTTTGATACCGACTGCCGCTTCTGGTCTTAATACACCATGACCCATGCTGTATTTAGCAACCATTAACGTACCTTGTCTTCTAATGTCGTACTCTTTTTCAACAGCTAAATCCATTAGCTTAACAGTTCCTACTGCTGAAGGGTGAGAGACAAGAGCAACAAAGTTTGATAAGTTAACCGCTTGTGGTTTACTGCCACCATTAGTAGCTGAACCTGCATCAGGTAGAGCTGTTGTAATGTTAGCAGACACAAAGTGAGGAACTGGTACTAATTCAATTCCTGCAATTTTGTGAACTTTACCTTCAGCGATTGAACCATTACCACTGAAATCAACATTCACTGCGTTTGTAGCGTTTGCTAATTTGTAGTATTCTTCCAATCTCATAAAGCATTTTCTGCCTTCTGAAGGAACATAATTTGCATCAAGTTCTTTAGCCGCCGCAAAGATTGCATCAATCATTGCATTAGCCGCAGTAGCATCTGTAGAAGATGCGATACCTGTGTTAGTTATGTTAGTTGTTGCGTCTCCGCCTGTAACACTAGCTGATGCTAGTGATGCTTGACCGATTGTTTGTAAGATGTGCTTATCTTTTTGAAAAGCCAATGCTCTCCCCATTTCAAGTGAGTAAGCATTTCTTACGTCCCAATGCGATTTAGCTTCCTCGATATTCGATACGAATACAGAAGATATTAAAAGGTCATTAATTGTAATAACCTTTTCGTTTGCGTTAACATCTGAACCTGTAATTTCAGTTCCAACTGCGTGATACTCAGCCGCTATTCTCCCTAAAACTGGGAAAGTTGCTGATTTTCCAGAAGATATACTTCTAGTCATATCTGCACCTGCTGTTCTTGAAGTTCTATCAAATGAAGTAATTACTTCACCTGCGAATACTTTTAGAAACAGGGCATCATCACGAGTTCCACCAGAATTAGCATTTCCAAATTTAACTGGACTTGCGTTTGCCATAGTAGTTCTCCTTTATTTATGACGTTTGTTTATAAAAGCCTCTTCAATAAAGTTATTTAGTCAAGATTGTCCTCCGCAGAGGGTCAAGTTATTTGGCTAAATTAAAGTTGGCAGTTGCCACGCATTAGCGTTGCACAACTATTGTTTGTTTTTCAACATTTCTTGATATTTCTTTTTTTGGTCATCAGAAGCTACACCTGATTTTACCATAGCTTCTAAATTTTTAAAGTTCCTGCTGTTGATGTTTGTTTTAGCAATACTCATTGCACTATCATCTGAACCCATGCACATAATTATTTTTTCTTTTTAAAACCTGATTTCATGTTTGAATATGCTTTTGCACTTATAGTGCTTTTACTTTTTGGACGTGATGTTCCTGCTCGTTTTCTTTTGTTTATGTTTCCATAAAGACTATTTTTTGTCATCTTTTTTTTCCTTTAATGTTTTTTCTGTTATTTTATCTAATTCAAAAATTGCAGATTTTGCATGAACCAATTTATCAAATTGTGTTTTTAAAGTTTTAATAAAATTATCATGGTCTGCAACACCTACAGCTTTTTGTAAAAACGTGTCAATAACGGCAGTGCTTTCAGCTACTTCTGCCTCATACAATTTTCTTAATGCTATTATCCACATATTAAAGCTCTGATTTAGAAAGTTTTTCTTTTACTAAAGATTGATAAGCAGGGTCTTTTTGATACCTGTCATCACTCATAGCTCTTGTAACTTCAGCCCAAGATTTATAACCATCTTGTCCTGTAATTGTACCTTTGCCTTCTACAAGACTTGGTTCATTACCATTTGCACTTTCAAATTTAGCTTTTAATCCTGCTATTGCTAACTTTGCAGTTTCAACATCTTTTGAATTAACTGCTGTATTGTAAGCAACCTTCTCTTGTTCGGTCATATTATCTGCCGCCCATGAAGTCATTTCATTATAAGCATCATTGCCACCTGCTATTTCTTTTAATGAATTAGCTTGTTGGTCAGCTAATGCTTTTTGACCTTCAATAAATTGATTTACATAATCTTTAGGTATACCTGCTTTCTCTAAAGCATCATACGATTTAGCATCTAGTTCACCTTTTTCTGCATATTCAGCAGACAGAGTTTCCATATTTAACCCTGCGGTTTCAACTGCTTTTTCAGCTATTTCTAAATCATTTTTTGATTCAGTTTTAGTTTCATTTTCTTTTAAAGTAGCTTCTTTAGAAGGGTCTACTTCAGAAGTTTGTTCACCAAGTTTTTTTTCTAATTCTGAATATGACTTTGCTAAATCTTCAACACTGTTAAATTTTTCAGGTAAGCCTTCAGGTTTACTTTGTGTGGACTTTTCTTCTACTGGCTTTTCGCTAGTAGTTTCTTCTTCTTTATTTATTGTTACTTGTTCTACCATATTTCCTCTTTATTATTGTGGTTTAGTTACATTGTTAGCGACTTGCGGAATAGCTTTCTCTGCCATTTGCATCATTTGCTGTTCTTGCATTTGTTCTTGTTGTGCCGCTTGTTCTTGTGCTAGTTGCTCTTGTGATTTTAATAGACCATCTGTATCTATCCCTAAACCAATAGCGATACGTTTTATTAAATCATCAGGGTTTAACGCCTGTACAACTTGCGGATTTATTTGTGCAAGATTTCCTATCTCTGCAACAAATTCTCTTAATTTTTGTAAATCATTACCTCTACCTAATGCTTCAATACCAGTTATGATAGTTGGTTGAACTGTACCTTTAGGTAGTTTTGGAATTTCATTTGCTTGTTCCATTCTTTTCATCAATATAGAAACTAATGGAAGTTGAAACTCTTGAGATAACAATGAATATATACCACCCATAGCAGTTTCTAATTGTTCTGCCATGTATCTAATTTCTTGTGCTGTTACTCTTTCTGCATCTCTTTGTATAGCTGTGTGTAATAAGAATGCGTAAGACATTCTCTCTTCTAATTTAGCAATAGATTTTTCTACTACTTGTAAATCATATTGTTTTTGTGCTTGTAATACTGAAACATCATCTTGCGTTCCTGTAATAATATCACCATTTCTAGTTTGTGCTAAATCCTTTTTTCTAGTTACACTGTTAGGTCTAACCATAAATACTACTTTAGATGAAGCCGCCGCACTTTCTACAAGTGCTTGTGATAAACCTTCAAGAGATTTTAAATCACCTAAAAATTCTTCTACATATCCTCTGCCGTAATCTTCGTTGTCAACTCTTACCATTCTTAATGCTTGGTAAGGCATTCTATCTTTTTTAAAAGTACCTTCACTATCAGGAATTTTAATTCCGTTTACTTCTTGACACACATAAAATTCATTTTCATTTAATTTATAAATATGTGTATATAATTCTATATCATCATCTGTTTTATAATCTGGGTCTTGTATAACTTGTGCCGCTACTTCTTTACCTAAAGATAATATACTTGCTTTTTCACAAATAATTATTTCTAGTATATTTCCTGAAGCATCTCTTCTAACTACATATTGAGTTAAAGGAAACACTCTCATGCTACCTTTTTTAGGTAAATAAGTTAATACGTTTCCACCAACTATTAAATGTTTTAATGCTTCAAATACTGAAACTCTTAATGCAAGTTGTTCAATTTTACCTGACACTTCTTTTTCTATTACAGACAAAGACTTTTCTATATCAGTCTTCATTTCTTTATTTTCTTCTAATTCTTTTTTAGCGTCACCTGTAATTGATAATCTAAAAAATGGGGAGTTTGGGGGAAGCAATAATAAAAGAAGTTTACTTGCTAAATTGTTGACACCTCTTGCACCAACTGATTGAAAGGGATTGTATAAATCACTTGATGATGTAAAACCTTCTGGTTTTATAAGTGATGGAATAGTTAGTTCACTGCATTCTTCAGCTCTATCTAAATAATGTTCTCTGTCACTTTGTAACTTATTGTATCGTTCTTTTGCTGTATTTGCTTTTTGTAAACTACCTGCGTATTCCATTTATTTATGGTGTTGTGTAAGTAGATATGTTTAAACCTGAAGAAGTATTTAAAGAACTTGTACCTGATTTCTTTACTTTCTTCTTTTTAATGTTTAAATCCTGTTCATTTGCCTTCATTAGCTCTGGTGCTTTCTCTGGAGCAACATCTTGTCTCACAGGTTGCGGAGCAGGTTTAGGAGCAGGAGGTGTAGGTGTTGACATACACATATTATTTATCAGCCCTTTCTTTAAGTGTGTTAATAAAATTTACTACGTCCCTTTGACCTGCTTTAAAATAAATAGTTTTACTATCATCTTTTAAATCAGGAGACTTTTCAGGGTAAACTTTGTTTAATAACTTAACTAAGTCATCAACTTTTTCAGGTAAGATTATATCTTCCATAATGTTTTTCATCTAAAAGTGTAAGATTACTCCCAAAGATTACCTGTTACAGTACCTTTGTTGTATTCAGTTGCCCTGTTTTCAAAGAAATTAGCATGTTCTACGCCATTTAATACCCAATCTAACCATGATAACGGATTGTCTTTTACACCATAATTAGGTTTTAAAGATAATTGAAGTAGTCTTCTATCAGCAATGTATCTAATATACTCTTTAACTTCATCAGCTTTTAATCCTCTAATACCACCCATAGAAAAAGCTAAATCAATAAACTTATCTTCAAGGTCAACCATATCTCTAGCTGTTTGATAGATACTTGCTTTAAATTTTTCTGTCCAAATATTAGGGTTTTCTTTTACTAACTGATGAAACAATTTAATCATACTTTCAACATGATGTGTTTCATCTCTGATAGACCAAGTTACTATCTGGCACATTCCTTTCATTCTTCCATATCTTTGAAAGTTAAGTAGCATTACAAATGAAGCAAACAACTGTAAGCCTTCACCAAACGCAGAAAAACAAGCCATCTCTCTAGCTAATCCTTCAATGCCCTTGCCTTTTGATGCAAACAAATATTCATGTTTGTCAGACATTTCTTTGTATTCTTGAAACGCTTTGTATTCTTTATCAGGTAAACCTATTGTGTCATTTAATAATGAATAACTATGTGCATGGTTTGCTTCACTAGAAGCTATTGCAGATAACATCATTCTAACTTCAGGTGGTTTAAATTGTGGAATATATTTATCTAAATATGCTTGTGCTATATCAACATCTCCTTGTGTAAAGAATTTCAATATCTGTCCTATTAAATTTTTTTCTTCCGCACTTAATCTTTCATTCCAATCTCTTACATCTTCATGCAATGGAACTTCACTAGGTAGCCAGTGCATTTTTTGTTGCATGTCGTATGATTGAAATGCCCATTCGTAATCAAATGGTTTATAGTATGCTCTCTTCTTAAATAAACTCATCTTAGTAACTCTACTCCCTCTATTATAATTATTATTAATAACTCCACTGCTAGGATTGTATGATACACAGTCCATAACACTGATTGTTTTACTTTTCTTTTACGTCTCTTCTTTCGTGGTTTATCAAAACCATCAAAAATACTATTGTCTGTCATTATTCACACGCTAAACAATCTGCTTCTGGTATGATTGTCCTTTCTACTTTTTTTGATACTAACTCTGCACGTTTAATTGCTTCACTTCTGCAATAGTACAAAGTTTTTATTTTTCTTTTCCAAGCTAACATGTGTATGTCATGTAACTCTTTAATGTTTACATCAGCAGGTACAAATACATTTACTGACTGACCTTGACACACATACTGTTGCCTGTCTGCCGCATGTTCTATTACCCATTGCTGATTAATTTCTATAGATGTTTTAAATGTATCTTTTTCATAATCAGATAATTCATCTAAATGTAATACTGAACCTCTTTGTGCTACAATAGATTGCCACACTGCGTCAGTGTTCATGCCTTTTTTCTCTAGTAACTTTTCTAAATATTTATTCTTAACTAGAAAAGAACCTGACATTGTTTTTTGTACATAAGCGTTAGCTCTGTATGGTTCTATTGATGGTGATGTAGTACCACAAATAATAGAAGATGTAGCATTAGGTGCAATAGCTAATAGATGTGCATTACGTCTACCTGTACCTTCCATGTCTGGTGCTTCACCTCTTTTAATAGCTAGTCTTTCACTTTCTTCAACAGCTTGTTCTTTTATTTTTCTAAATATTTTTAAATTCATAGCTTTTGCTAATGCACTTTCAAAAGGTATACCTTTAGATTGTAAGTATGCGTGGAAACCCATAGCTCCTAACCCAATACTTCTTTCACTAGCCGCACTAAACTTTGCTCTAAATACACTTTCAGGTGCATGTTCTATAAAATAAGTTAAAGCATTATCTAAAAATCTTACTAAATCAGGAATGAACAATGGTTCATTTTTCCACTCTTCATACTTCTCTAAATTAACTGAAGACAAACAACACACTGCTGTTCTATTTTCATTAGTAGGTAAAGTAATTTCAGTACATAAATTAGAATGATGTACTTTTAATCCTAATTTCTTTTGTGTTTCAGGCAATGCTTCATTAATAGTATCTATAAATGAAACATAAGGCTCACCAGTAGCAACTCTAGTTTCTAATAATTTTTGCCACAACTCTCTAGCTGATACAGTTCTAATTATTTTCTTTGTGTGAGGGTCAATTAAATTCCAACTGTCATCATAAGTAGGTTCAGCTATGCACTTTTCTATTAACTGCATAAAATCATCAGATATATTTATTGCATGATGTAGGTTAAGACATTTTCTATGTATGTCTCCGCCACTAGGTTTACGCATTTCTAAAAATTCTATTATCTCTGGGTGTGACATATCCATGTATGCCGCATAACTTCCACGCCTTGTTTTACCTTGTGAGAATGCAAGTATCTCACTGTCTACAACATGAAGAAAAGGTATTGAACCTGATGATTGCGAACCACCTGATGTACTTACACCATCACTTCTTACATGTCCCCAGTAACCACCAATGCCACCACCAATAGATGCTAACCAAGCATTCTCTGTGTAGTGTCCTGTTAATCCTTCTCTACTATCCCCAACATAATTTAAAAAGCAAGAGATAGGCATACCTCTGTTAGTACCACCATTAGATAAAATAGGTGTTGAATACATAAACCAAAGTTTACTAGCATAATTATAAATTCTTTCTGCCATTTCATCATTGTCTGAAAATGCTTTAGCGGCTCTCATAAATCCATCTTGAGGTGATGTTTCTTCTGGAAGTAAGTATCTATCTTTTAAAGTTGTCTTACCAAAATCAGTAAGTAATTCATCTCTATTATAATCTATTGTCATTATTTATTTCATCTTTGTTTTTTATGTTTAAAAATTTTTGTCTATCTATTGTTAAATAATTAATTTCTATTGGGTCAAATTTATCTAATGCTTTAAATACAATTTCTTTATTTAGTTTACTGCAAGTGTAGACATCTAATTGAATAACAGCAGGACTGTCTTCGTCCCATGAATGCAAAGCTATGTGTGATGTTTCAATAGCTTGTATACAAGTCAAACCTCTGTTACCTTTTTTATCTACATAAACAGCAACAGTTTCACCTAATGGTTTCATGCCTAAATTATCTACTAGAGTTCTAACCCATGCTTTAATTGTATCTATTTGTATAGGAGGACGTTTAACAGTTGCCCTAATTAAGATATGTTTATGTTCAAGCATTAAGCCTCATACTTATCTAATATGAATTGCACATATTGTTTGCATTTTTTAAGGTCTTCTATGCCACCTTTTTTACGCCAACGTGTTATGTATTTAACAACATTACCTTCACAAAAATCTAATTTATTAGAAATAATATAATCAATAGGTTCTATTTTATTGTTAGCATAGTGAGGTGGTTCTTTTATTAAATCTTCCATAACTTAACCTTCCCTGTTTTCTTATTGTATTCACCATGTCTTAAAATGTGTGCGACCCTAGCTTGTTGTAGAGCTTCTTTTTCTGTGTAACCTTTTTCTTTATAAATACCTTTAACTACTTTCCATAAATCAGGAAGAGTTACATTAGTGTATTTCTTAATAAGTTTTTCAGCAGTTTTAATTCCAATACCTTCTATGCCATCATAGCCATCAACTTTATCTCCTGTTAATACTTGTATCATAAAATTATAATCAGCTATTTTTTGTGGTATTTGTTCTATTGTAGTTCCATCATCAGAAAGATTGCATGGAATTGTTTTCATATCTTTATCTATGCTAACTAATATTCTTTCTTCATCACTAGGTTCAGTTGCCATAATACCCATGACATCATCTGCTTCTAAATTATCCCACATAATACCATTATGTTTTTTCATAATGTGTTCACGCATAGAATTTAATACGATTGGTTTACGTTTTTCTTTACGATTACTTTTGTATGTAGGAAGAACATCTTTTCTAAAATTATTCTTATCTGTAAGTGCTACAACATAGTCATCTGCTGATAAGCCAGAACCTAAATCGTCAATCACTGCATCTAATTGTTGAACACAACTATTTTCATCAGCGTGTAAAGTCCATAAACCATCACCCCAATTAATAGGTTGTTCGTTATTAGTAGCAATTTGATAAGCAAGTATGTCGCCATCAATTACTAATACTCTTTTCTTTTTATACATTATTTAACTATCCTTTCCTGCATAGATTTGGTTAAATTTTTTGGTAAAAATATTTCGGCTAAAGGTATTAAAACAAACCTACTACGCCAACCATCTCCACCATTTTTAAGTGTACCTATGTATTTTTTTGCTAATCTTTTAATTGTTCTAGTATCAAATATTAATCTACAATAATCTTTTTCACCCTCTGCTAATATATGTACCCAATAATCAGCTTTGGTTGCCATAATGCCTGAAGGTTTCCCATTACATTCTACTTCTATTGCAATGTTACCTGTTTTAAACCACCAGTCTCTTTCAGTTTTAACTTCTATTTTATTTTTATCTTTGTCTAATATTGATGCTAGTCTTTGTTCTCTTTCTTGACCATACTTTAGGTCAATATCAAATTTATTATTTTTCATTAATGTGTTCCACTCCAATTAGTTGATATTTTATATTCGCCTGTTAGCGGCACTCTTAATTGGAAGTGTTCACCTGCACGTTTAATACATTCGACTGCTATCTTACCAATGTCTTCAGCGTCTTGTTCTTCACACTCAATTTGTATCTCATCATGTACCCATACAACTTGTTGTGCGTTCTTAAATTTCTTAATCTCTTTGTTAAATTCTACTAACCATCTTTTTGAAACTATGCTTCCTGCTGATTGTAAAAGTGTATTTAAACTTGAATAACTGTTTCTTACTTTTATTTCTCTTTTGTCTAAACCTTTTATGTACCCACGTTGAGCCGCAGTTTGTACACCTTCAATAAGTTTTGCCAATGCAGGTAAATTATTTAAAAATCTTTTCTTAACTTTTCCTGCTTCTTTAAGAGGTTTATTTATAACTTCAGCTACACGTTTTACTGAACCACCATAAAGTAGACAATAATAGAAACGCTTTGCAAGGTCTCTGCTTTCTAACCCTGCTAATGTTTGTGTTTCACTATGTATATCACCTTCAAGTACAACTTTTGTGTAAGCTCCATTGTCAAACTTTGACATAAAATGACACAACATTCTAACTTCAAGACCTGATATATCTACACCCACTAATCTTTTACCTTCTGGAACTGTAAATAATTCTCTACATTCTTTACCAAAAGGTGCAGACGTACTCGGTACTTGTCCTAAATTAGGAAATGAATGACTTGCTCTTGATGTTACACAAGAGTTTGTATTACATGTGCCATGTATTTTACCATTACGTTCATGTTTTAACCAAGCCTGTGAACCATTAGCTATTTGTGCAATTCTTTTATTTAATAAAAAATGTTCACATAATATTTTAGCTTCAGGATATGGAAGTTTAGATAATATACTGTCATCTAATTTTGCTTTACCATCAGAAGTAAATTCTTGTGCGTCCCAACCATATTTATCTTTTAATCTTTGTGCTACATGGTGTCTGCTAGATGGATTAAATACAGTAACTTGGTCTTTTAATTTTTTACCTGTCTTTGTAGACCATCTTTCAGTTACAATAGGTTTAAATACATTTTGTAATTCTTCAGCTAATTCTGCTTGTCTTGCTTTTAATTTAACAGATAATGCTTCTGCTTTTTCTCTATTAAAAGTAAAACCATGTTGTTCTTGTTTAAATATTAATGAGGCTACTTCATGTTCTAAATCCATAGCCTCTTGGGAGTAACCTTTTTCTTCTAAAACTTTATATAATTTATATGTTACCTCTGTGTCTTGTTTACAATACTCAAGCATTTCAGGTGTAAATGTTTGCCAGTCAGTATCTATTTGTTCTTTGTACTCACCTATTCTATTACCCCATGCTTTTAATGAGTGTTTACCTATGCAATCTTTTGGAAAATCTTTTTTAGAAAAATCACTTTCTTTAATGTCTGCATATACTAATCTTGTTCCAACTAATGTGTCAAAAATTTTGCCCTTAAATGTAGCGGAATATAATTTCTCTAATACAGGAATATCAAATTTAATAATGTTGTGGCCAATAATAAGCTCTGCTTCTTCTAATTTTTTTACAGCAGTTTTATTATCTAATGTAAGTATTTCTCCTGTATCTATATCTTTTAGAACAATGCAATGTACTTTATCACATACATGTAAAAATCCATTAGTCTCTATATCAAAAACGTATCTCAAAGTTTTACCTTCTTAATCTTTAATACGTTTACTGAAGGCATTGTAGTGACGTTTCCTACATCACCTAATGTTCCATCATCATTAAAGTTAACGTCACCTGCAATTACATGCACATCTTTGTCTGCTTTTAAAAGCCAACCTGCTGTAATACAGATAGTAACTTTACTTGCTTTAGCTTCTTTTAAGCTAGTCCAAATTGCCGAAGAATTTATATCTTTCCAAAAGCAATGCACAAAAGGTGCGTCTAATATTTTTTTATTTATTTTTGGTAATTTCATAATTAATGTAATGTTTCTAGTTTGATTTCAATATTCCAAGCGGCTTCTTCACCACTTAATGCCATAGAAGTTAAAGTATCTTGCAACATAAAAGCTGTTTTGACAGTACCTACTGAAATAACTTGTGGTTGATGTGTTGACTTAAATCGTTTTAATGCGTCTGCTACTAACCCAGACCAAAACAAAGCATTCTTTTTTTGTTTTGTTGTAATTTTTTTAGTAGTCATCTAATACGTCAGGTGTTGTTTCTGACAGACAACCAGTGTCTAAATCATATAACAATGTACAGGCTTTACCTGTTTCACCACTAAACCTATTTTTTAAGATTGTTAAATTAGCTAACTTTTTATCTGACTTAATATCTCTATTAATACCTATAATTAAATCTGATAACTGACCAATAGAAGCTGAACCACGAAGACTATTCATAGTTACTTCTTTGCCATCTTCAAAACCTTTATCACCTTCACTTCTTCTAAGGTGAGATATAAGAATAACTCCTATCCCTGTTTCTTCTACAAGTGTTCTTAATTTACTTACAAAATAATCAATAAGTTTTCTTTCATCATTAGTATGTTCATCACCTAATGCTGATAAAGCCATGTGTAAATGGTCTAATACTACAAAGTCTACTTCACATGATTTTGCTAAATATCTTATTTTATTTAAAAGGCTATCGGCGACTGTGTTGCCAAAATGATTATATAAATAAAAATTCCCATTACCAATAGTTGATTTAAAAGTTTCTTGAAGTTGTTGTTCACTAATTCCCTCTCTAGTTAAATGCAAAGGTTTTTTTAGGTGTACACCCATAATACCTAATGCACTTCTTTTAATACTTTCTTCTAATGCAATGTAACCAACACCAAAATCTTGTTTTAATAATTCTAGTGCTACATGACGACAAAAAGATGATTTACCAACTCCTGTACCTGCTGTGATAGTTGTTAATTCACCTTTTCTTAATCCATGTGTTTTATCATTAAGAGATTTAAAAGGGTATTGTGCAGTGACATAGTTATCTTCTTTCATTATGTCATCAAAAATTTCTGAACCTAAAACAATACCATCAGGTCTATATGGTTTTGCGTCCCATATAGCTTTTTTAAGTTCTTCTGTTTTACCTGCTAACAACATTTCGTTAGCGTCTTTAAGTGGTAGAGAAGCAATCTTGGCTTTATTAGGGGTAAAAAGTTTTGCAACTTCTAACGCCGCCTTTTGCCCTTGTTCGTCTTGGTCGAACATTAAGATTACATTCTCATAACCCTCCAAGAAATCGAGTGATTTTTGAATATCTTTTTTTGCACCTGCCGCACCAGTTTTAATAGAAACAAAATCAAATTTGTTATCATTAACTTGTGACATTGTAAGTGCATCTATTTCTCCTTCGCAGATGGTCACATATCGTCCTGACCCTCTACAAGTTTCTTGTCCAAACAATCCTGCTTCTTTTGGATTGCCTATCCATTGAAAATCTTTTGAAGGGTATCTTAATTTTTGTGCTACTAACTCTTTGCTATCATTATAATAATTAGCAATATGACAAGGACGTGCAAACCATGCACCTACTTGATAGTTATATTTTTTTACTGTATCTAAATTAATTTTTCTTTTATTAAGAGGCAAGTGTTCGCCTTTAATAAAATTACTCTCTTGTTTTGTAATTGGTGTTAACTCCATTGTTGATTGTCCTTTAGTTGTTGTGTTGCAAGAAAAGCAGTAGGCATGTCCGTCTGAATAAACGGAATTTGCGTCTGACGAACTGCAATTATCGCAAGATGTGTGATATAAAAATTCACTTTCGGTTTGGGTCATAAAATTTTTTGGGTGATATATTTGGGGAAAGGGTAATTTCAGTCTCCCTCCATTACCCCATAAATACGAAACGCCTCTAGCTATTTCTAACTAGAAGCGTCTCAATCAACAATCGCTTGTACATCAAAAGATATACACGATTTGGAGTTAATTGCATTTCTGCAACCCACTACCTCAACCTTGTACTTCTTTTTCAACTTTTTTACAAGTTCACGCAATGAAGCGTACTGTTGAAAAGTGAAGTTAGTGTCAAGATTGTTTCCTTCGTCAGCTAATCCGCCGACTAAAGCTATTGCTATGGAATTTTGATTAGTAATTAAAGGTTGATTTATAGGTAATATAGCACCAGACATATCCTCTGGTCTTCCTTGTTCTATTGTACCATCTCTTTTAATTATATAATGAAAAGCATTATGAAAATAACCTTCTTTTCTATGTAATAAAGTTATATCCTTTGCACTTAAATTTTCATTGGATTTTGTTTTAGTTGAATGAACAACAATAAAATCTGTTCTTGTTCTATTATTATTATTCATTTAACCACTCCAAAGGAATATGTTTGTCAGCATATTTAAAACCATATTTGTCACACCACATTGAATAAGTAGTAGTAGATTTTTTAGAAATACGACTTCTTGAATTACTAAAAATAAATCTAATATCTTTTTCTGGGTGTTGTTCTTTGACAAGACGCATTTTTTGTCTGTCTGCTGATGTAAATAATCCTTTTGTTTCTATAAATATATCTTGTTCTTTAAGGTAAAAGTCTGGGGTATAATTATGAGCCTTCTGAGGTTTAACATACGTTAATTTAACCTTCTCATAATCATACTTTACACTATTAGCGTCTAACTCTTGTGAGATAGCTATTTCTAGCCCAGACCTAAAACCATATTTAAGTCCTACTTGATTAGAAGTCAGTTTCGTTTTGCTGTACTTCATTCTCAAATGTTTTGTCGAACTCTTTTTCAACCTCTGGTGCAACGTAACCATCTTTAATTTCGCTAAAGCCATGCCCTTTTGCTCCTGCACCTGCTCCGCCTTCAATTAATTTAGTTATTTGCACTGCCTTTAATCTCAAACTCACACCTGCTCCTGCCATTGCAGTGTAGTAAGGTATCATGTCAGCAGAAACTTTCATTTCTGAGCCTGACCATACTTGCTCTTTCATAGGTGTGCCTTTGCTATCAAAAATTGGTATCTTGATGTCTATTACGTCACCAGATTTCATCATAATTTTTGCTTTAGCTTTGAATTTAAAGATTATGTTTCCAGTTGGTTTACCTTCTACATACTCTTCTTCAAAAGGCATGTTCGCTGTTTTAGGTTGTTTACCTTTAGATTTTTCTTTTGCCATTTCTAAAGATTTTTTCATTTCATCTTTTATAGATTTAATGACTGACTGTGCCTCCGACCCTTTGATAATTAAGTTAGTCTTAAAGTGACCACCATTTTCTTTATCAAATTTAGTGTCTGGAGTATTAAGCCAACAATATTGTGATACCCCTACAGGTGTCACTATTTTATTGTATGTTTGTTTACTCATATTTTCCTTATTGTTATTGTTCTCAGTGTTTTCTCCAAGATTGTTGATTGGTCTATAAGTGTAAGTTTAGTTTTCTAATCCTATGCACATGTGGATAGGTTTAGGCGAAAAAATACTTACATTGATGTAGTTGGTCTAACTCCAAATTTCCGTCTTTTGGTCTATTAGGTAAATTTGATATAGCTTCCTCTGGTATATTTTGTGATACTTGTTGTTTAAACTTAGAAAGTAAATCTTCAGAAAATATACCTACAAAGGCTTCTCTTATACTTTTGTTTAACACATCAACATCACACGCATGAGTAGCAAAACTATCATGGACATTACAAAAATTATTAATACCATATTCTTTTGCAATGTTTACAGTCCTAATCATACAAGCACTATCTAGGCTGTGAACATAGTTAGCCGCCGCCGCATTACGTTGTTTCATTTTATCAGTTTCATTTGTAGGTGTTTTTATTTGAGGTGCAAACACTTCACCCATTAAATGAGATTGTACTCTTTTACTTTTCATTTCTGGGTAATATTGAAATACAGGAAAACCAACAGGTGTAACCCAATGTAAAGGCACTCCTTCTTTAGCTACAACTTTAGCAATATCTTGTAAATATTGCATACCTTGTTTTGCTGATTTTAAATTTTCACCTATACTTTGCCAAATTATTTTAGATAAATAAATAGCAGGTTTAAACATATCATTAAAAGGGTGTGTTTCTCCTTTGTCTTTTCTTTTAGTTAAATCCTCAACTACAAAATCAGTACAAGCATATCTGGTACTTCCATAAGTAAGTGTCATTACAGGTCTTTTACAAGTAGAACGCTTTACTCCATAGTCTAACCATTTTACAGCTAACTCATCACCATTTTTAGCATTATCTTTTGTGTTAACAATAACTTGGTCTTTGACAAGACTATAAATATCTTGAGGTTCTTTACTTGGAACACAATTAACCAATTTACCAGAAATTTCATCTTTTAATAATAAAGAATAAATCTGTAATCCATTACAAGAACCATCTACATTGACAGGTATATGAGAAACAAATCCATCACCTTCTTTTGTATATCTGTTCCATTCATCACAAAATGCTAAAAATTGAAAAGCATTGTCTGCATCTTCCCATTGTCTATTTCCAATAGGGTCTTCAGCACAATCTTTAATCCAATTTTGATTATCAATAGTCCATTTCTCTCTATCTTCTAATGACACTTTATCATTACCCCACATATTAGCTCCATGTACAGCTAACCAGAAAACACCTCTATTCTCTTTAGTAATAGGTTTCCCTTGACTAAAATTTAACAAGGCTTTTGCACCATTAATAGATTGATAATTAAGAAAAGGCGGAACACAATAAGCTCTTCCTCTAAAGTCTAATTGTAAAGGAAAAAACATAGTAGCATAGTCTTTAAATTGCTCTGCTAAATTTATTATTTTAGCATAAAGTATTCTTTTAGATGCCATTCTGTTATTCTCTGTGTGGACAATAACTGTTTCTTTTTTCCATTTTAAACGAGATTCAGGATTAGTTTCAATATCGTGGGGTTTGTTTGGAATTGGGAGATTTTCAATAGGTGGCATACCTCCAATAGAAAGTGATTTATCCCAAGCATGTTGCATTACTTTAAGTATAAATTTATTGATTTTGTATGATGTGCTTTGCATTAAATTTATAGCTTTTGTTACCTCTGGCATAGAAAATGCCTCAAGCTCATTGATAAACTTTTTACCTTTTTGCTTTACAAGGTCTAATTCTGGCATTTCTGAAGTCCAGTAGCCATGACCTTGAACTTTGCCATCTTCAACTGATTTTGGAGCAAGTACCATAGGTAAATACTCTGGGTTAAGTAGCTCATTGAAGTTATTTCTATTAGAAATCCACTCTCTAGTCCCATCTGCTTGTTTTATAACTTTTACTGTTTTATGTTTATGCTGTTCAGTAGTAATTTCAATTAATCTAGTTTTCTCTATCATTAAATCAATTAAAAGCATTCCTACATGCAATCTATCTGTTGTTGACCATTCTTGCCAAATAGCAACATTATCTCTTTTAGATTGTTCTCTGAATTTTCTTCTTTTATAATTGTAATTAAAAGACCTTTTATCTAAATCTTTTTTTACAGTTTGATATAAAGTAGGATTTAATGCCTCAAAATTTTTAAGGCTTATTTCAGTTTCAATTCTACCTCCTAATTTAATTGCAGTAGCAGTCAAATTTTTAGTAGTAGTGATTGTATTAATTACATGCTTTAAAGTTATTAATGCTGTAGTTAATGGATTTACTAATCTTATATATTTTAATGATATGGGAGTTTTGGAATGGACGTTAGCTTCTGTTTGTTCTATCCACTCTGCAATGGCTATTGCTAAAGGACGTACTGATGTGGCTACAATGACTTTTCCGTAAGATGTGACGCTTTCTTCTTCACGTTCAATGTGTGAGAGCCTCCTCTTATTTGTTTTATTTTTTCCAAGCTGTGCTGATAACTTTTCCATTTCTTGTTGGTTTTTAAAGTTAGGCATTATTTCAAGTATTCTCATGTGTTCTCCTGTTTGTTGATTGATGCAACTACGGAATGACCTACAAATTAGGTTCACTCCTTTGCTATTTTATTTAGGTTGTGATAGAGAATAGTTGTTGAGTTTACTTGTAAAAACAATCTTGGGGCAACGTGGCGGAATGGTTACGCAGAGGATTGCAAATCCTATTGCATCTATGCACACCTGAATACGCCATTATTACTAACATTGTCATTACTAACTTTCCAACTATCCTCATATCACGACTTATGTTTAAGCGGATTTATTTATTCCGTTTAAAACATTTACTGCTCCCATTAAATTATTAGGTATTAAATGAGAGTATCTTTTTATCATCTTCCACGACTTATGACCCAACATTTGACCAATCATGTGTAATTCTACCTTACCAGATTGTGCTAAACGTGTTGCACAAGTGTGTCTCAAGCAATGAATGACAAACTCTTTGTCGTCTTCAAGGTTCATTGCTTTTCTTAAACGTCTCCAAGTATTCTCACAAGTCCAATATTTTAGATGTGAAAACACAAGGTCGTTTCTTTCCGCTTTTATTAACAATTTAAGAACAATAGACTTAGCACGTTCTGTTAGCGGTATACCTCTAGGTTCACCATTTTTAGTGACACTAGCAGGTAAATTAACAACATAGTTTCCATTGTTGTTATGCACCATTAACTTCTTAATAGATAACGCTTCGCCTAGTCTCATACCTGTATCAATTAAGAACAAATAAAATTCCAAATAGTCAACCATATTCCACTCGGTTAACAATCTGATAATTTCTTGCTCTTCCATTGGTTCAAGGTATCGTTCTCTACCATTGTTTTCTGTCTGCCAATCAATATGAGGCATTCTATCAAGATGATAAATAGACTGTCTCTGATTAGCAAACCTTAACATCTTACTAATTGATGAAAGATAACGATTGATAGTAGCAGGAGCAAAACCCCTGTCTTCTAACGTGTCCACAATGTTTTCAATGTGGGTATCGTTAATTTCAGTTACAAGCATTCCCTTACCAAGCATTTCAATAACTTTCTCGGCTCGTTTAGATTGCAACTTTTCCCAACCTTTAAGTGTTAATTTGCGGTGTATCTCCGTTAACAACTTTACATTTCGTTGTTGCATATAGACCTCCGCTTTTCATTGTTATTTAACCCAACTTAAAAGAGTGCTGTGAACTCTTTTACCTTTTGATGTAAGACGCACTAACTTTCTTCGTCTTTCCATTGGGTCTTCAAAAGTTTCTAATAGACCTATACCAATCTTTTTGTGCCTGTTTATATCTCCTAATTTATAAACATTTCGTGACACTGAAGATTGAGCTATGTCTAAATCTTCGCTTATTGTTTGCATGGCAACGCCGTCTCGTCCACCATAAACGCCCACATAAAAAAACACAGCTACAGCCTGTGCTTCAATTTGTGTATCAAACTTTCGCATCTCTTCTATTATTTTTAATAGATTTAATCCGCTACTCATTTTCTTTCCCTTTCTACTTTCTATAAACAATTATGATATGAAAACCCTCCAATATCCAAAATCTAATATTGTTTCATAATTGTCGTTACTCACTTTAAGATTACTCCATTTAGAATATTTCTCTACATAAACTTTAAAAAGAATAAAATTGATATACATGACTTTTACTCCTTGTAAAGTTTAAATTTGTTTATTTTGGGCGGTGCATTAATTAAATTACAAAACCAACCTTTTTGATTTCCACAACCTAATGAAGTTATTTTTGTTGTGGCACTTAAATGGTATAAAATATTATTCATTTTCCTCCTTTCTTTTGCTTTAAATTCTCAAATATGAGAATATCATATCCCCTTGCACATTATATGTACAGCAGGAAATAATGAGTTATCAACATGCAAAATACGCCGTCTAGTCCTTAGACAGCGTTTCGGCTACAATCAAAGCCTCGTCAGTTTTGCTCTTCGGTTGATTTTTGTATCTCGTTTGTAAGTGCAATTATTGGGGGTGTCTTTGCCTCAATAATATTCTCTATTAACTGCACTGCCTTAAAGCCGACCCTATGTGGTGTCAAAGCATCATACTCTTCTAGTGACCTTGTTTTTACCAGAAATGATAGTACCTGTTTTTTGATTTTCCAATTCACCGTCTAGTCCTTTTGTTGATTTCTTTTTGTTGCCAAAAATAGCGTCCCACCCCTCCTTGTATTTCTTGGAGGGGATATGAACGCCGTCTCGTATTTTATAAGATTTAAAACCAGACAATTAATACTCCATCATGTCCATTAAATCGTCTAAGTCTGCTCCATCATCACAAAAGTCTGACAGTTCTAAATCTAAAGACTGTGCAACTTCTTTGTGTGTCATTGCGGTAGGTTCAGACCATTTAAGGTCTTTATTAGTCATCATTTTGTCTTCGTCACTCATGTATATTTTTTTTGTCATGTTTCACTCCGTTGATTGTTGATAAATAAAAAACGCCGTCTAGTCCTAAGACCAAACGGCGTAATATGTTTATTAGTATTTACCAAAGTATTGCTTCTGCAACTGTTCCAACTTTTGTTCTGGTGTTAAAACTTCCATTACAGAAAATGCTTCCGTAAATATATGTTCTTGGCTATCAAGCAAAGCCCTGCCCTGCTTGGTGTAGCCAATAGCATTTATCTTAGCTTCCTCTAGTTCGCCCTCTATGATTTGACAACCAAGTCCAACCATCAAGAAATTTTAACTTTTGGAAACTTTATGACCTGCCCCATGATAGGGACAGGTTTTGTTTGTTTGTTAGCTCTCAAAGAGTTTCTAACAATGCTAATTACTTTTGTTGCTTCATAGCATTTCATAAGCTCTTGAGGGCTAAATAATGAAAGTTGTTTCAATTAAACCCAACCTTCAGCGATAGCAACGTGAAACAATTTTAGTTTCTCCGTCCCTGTTGCCTTTGCGTATTTGTCAAAGTGCAATTTTTTTGCTGTCTCGTCTTTAAACTTTGAGACAGCTTCCGCCCTTTGAATACGCTGTACACATTTTGCAATTTGCATTTGTGGTACTCCTTTGTTGATTGTTGATTAGTTGCATCTTGTAGCCGTTCCGATAGTCCGCCACTTATCACAAGCCTTCTTTTTTTAGCATTGCAACAGACCAAGCCAGATATACAAGTTTAGGCTACGCCCTAAACCTGCCGACTTGGTTTCGCATATAAAATGCTCGTCAGTGTTGCTTATTGTCCAAAATTTTTAACGTCTCTTTGTTTGCAATTTGGAATAATAATAAATTTAATAGGTAAATCAGAATTGAAACCTTTTAAACCTATAACCTCCTTGCAGACGTGTTCAGCGTGTCCTCCATAACCATATTGAAATTCAATTTTATGTATTTTTTGTTTTTCAATATCGTCTATGTTAGCAGAAAAATAAGTATTTCCGTATGTCTTGTCACGCCATTCTTTAATAGTAGCTATATATTTAATTTTCATTACGCTACCGCCTTTGTTGAGTTTAAGTCTACTAAAATATATTCACCGCTTTTGATTTTGGCTCTTGTATCTTCAACGCCTTCATTTAAAAATTCACGTCTATATTTTGCCGTTGTCACTGAATAATTCCAGAAAGTCTCGTCAAGAAATATTCTGCCGTCTGCACATATTTTAGCAATGATTGATTTATAAGATTGAAAAAAGCTATTTCCAAAATCGTCAGAAATAATAAATTGATTTGCAACCTTGTTGCCCTTTGGGCTAGTCATGTTTTTTACTTTCATAGTGTACTCCATGTTGATTGTTGATTGTTGATTTGCTAATTAATAAACATCAAGCGATAGCTATTCAAAAACGCCCTTAGTCTCTTGACCGACTTATTAATTAGCGATTGTTTCGGACTGGTGTTTCTGTGTCCTCGTCAGTGCCATATAAAATGACAGACAACCGCAGTTGGTTCAGCCTACTTTGTATTTCTACAACCGCCTCTGAACCGAGAGGACTTTCCACACGCTATTAATGACAACTAGCCAAGATAACATTTTTGCAGGGTGTCGGTATCGCAACTCCCACAGGTCAAACTCTACGCTTTCGAGGTCTGAACCTGCAACGCTCACTGCGTGTGGCTCATGTTTTTTGTATGTAGAGAAAAAACAGTAAAAAAATAATATAAATTCTTTGTATACTATCCACTTATGGATTTATACTGACAAAGTTGTCGCACCTGTAAAATAGTTAATAAACCCTTATAAAATAAGAATTATAGGACTTTCAAGGATTTAATGGGAATTTATAGGAGTATAAACTATTGTTATGGGTGGATAGTTAACTATTACTATCATTAAAATAATAATTAAAAGATTTATTAACTTTTAAATTGTCTTTCTTTGTCTGTTGTTTCTTTTGTCTATAATTCTTATTAGTTCTGGCTTTGTATTGTTTACCTGCATCAGTCTTTAGCCATTCTTTTCTATTGTTAGTCATTAGTAATGAATATATCCTTTGTTGTCTGTTGGTTGTCCTTTGGTTTATACTTAAAGAGATACTTTGAGAGATACCCTTAGTTAATCTTTTCTTTGCTCTCATCTATAAGTGTAAGTTTAGTCGTTAAAATAGTTATGACCTGCACCCTGCGTTGACCTCAAGATGTCGCTGTGCGTGGCTGTGTGTGGCTTGTGAGGTGGATTAAAAGAGAAGAAAAGAGAAAAGAAGAGAAAATACTAAAAGAGAAGAACAGAGAGAGGCTTTGCGTATGGCTATGCGTGATACATAAAGAGAGGCTTTGCGTATGGCTGTGCGTGATACATAAAGAGCAAACCAAAAAAACAGACTATCTCAAGCACAAGCATAAATAAAAAAAGCACCCCACCCCCATGCGATACGCAAAGGATATGCAGTCCTTATATAGTAGAAAAGCCCTTTAAAGCCTTATTTTTTGTTTATTTTGCACTCGCACACGCAGGAAGTGAGGGGGAAACTGCCTTCTCGTCTATATCAATAACCCCCTCAGAATTTTCTATGAAATATTCGCCATGCGTTCTGCCATACGTTTAGCTCTATTAGGAGTTTGTTTAGCCCATCTGCTATCTAACATCTCGTATGAAGCTCTCTTATAGTCATCTTCTTGTAATGCTTTAAGCATACCTTTAAACTTAGATACCCCAAAAGCACCCATCTGATATACCATTTCAACCACTATGTTTCTAGCAGTCTCGTTTATATTAGGACAAAGCATTAATAAATCATCAGTACCAGTTACAGCTCTAGCAAAATCTCTTTCAAATATTTTTAACCACCCTGCGTGGTCTTTAGGTGGTACTTCACCTTCTAACATTTTGTGACCATAGCCACCTGTGAGATGACCTTCTGTACACCTATAAGTTTCTAATCTGTAACCTTCTTCTTTTTTTACTGCTTCTTTTGTTTGTTCTATATCCATCTGTCTTTTCCTTGTGTTCTTCCTATTGAATGTTCCATAAATCTTTCTAATTCTCTATCCAACAGTTCTTCTTTGTGTTGATTATATGATAATGTTTGGTCTCTATCCATTCTGTCTACCCAATACTTAGCCGCCATAGATAAAGCATCAATAGCATCATCATGTCTTAACGAACCTTTGTCTCTAGTCAGTCTTGTCATTTGTCTAAACAACTGATGGTCTGGTTCATTTTTAAAATCTTCGTGTATTAATAAATCATCTATAACTAACCTGTGTGAGTTCATTAAAGGCTCTAAGGTATCTATAATACGTTTTTCTTTTTGTATGTTATGTCTAACTTCTTCTATTTCACATGGGTGTATCTTTGCCATGATAGGTTTTAATAATTGAGTTGCCATACCATCACCAAAGTTACTCTCAATGACTACATAGTTAACATCATGTTTCTTTGCGATATTAGATAGTCTTGCCATAGTGTCTTCACTATAACCACCATCTAAACTGCCTATAGAAGTCAAATAAAGCACTCCATGAAGCATTTTAAGCACCGCATACGCTGTTTTGTCTTCTCCACGACCACTAGGGTCAATAGACATGCAAGTTCCTTCAAATGGTGTAAATTCTTCACTCATCATCATAGGAGCTACATAATAATCACCTTTAAGTCCCACATTGGGAATATCAGGGTCTATAGCTTTTATTTGTTCAGGTGATGAAGCCCATTGTATCTTTGCAGGAGCTTCTTTCCATGTGGAGCAACCTGAAGCTACAATTAAATCGTTTAACTTTAGAGGGTATCTATTTGCATCAGACAAACTTGTGTCCAACATAAATTGTAAGTTAAAACCAGAACGACCATACGAAGATAGTCTTTCCATAAGGTCTACCGCATCAAACCTTTTGGGGTCTGTAGGTTCACCTTCTTTACCTTTAATGATGTCTGCTAACTTACTACCATAACTTATTATTTGTGTTTTATTAGGTACAAGTGCAGTCCAAATTTTTGTCTTAAAACCTCTTTCTTCTAATGTATTATATAGAGACATCTCATTTTGAGGTGTACCTAGAAATATAATTCTACCAGTATTAGGTTTAATAATGGCATCAAATTCTTTAACTGTTTCTGACAATCTATCACGCATTAACTGCGTTTGGGAGTTATTAGCACTCTCAACGTCATCTGCAATTATAATATCAGCCCTAGAACCTGTTAACTGCCCTGTAATACCCATAGATTTAACTGAGGGTGCATGACTGGCTGTTGCAGGTGCTACGTCAAATGATACTTTAGAATGTCTTTGATTATCTCTAGGTATCAAGTGTTGTAACAAAGGCATTTCAGCAATCAATCTTTGTGTAAATGTACTAAAGTCATCTGCTCTAGTTTTACTTGCTGATACTACCAAAATATTTTTTTGAGGATTGAGAAGTAATTGATGACAGACAAAAGCAGAGGTAATCCAAGACTTACCTACGCCTCTAAATGCTTCTATTACAAGTCTTTTTTCGTCTGACTGTAAGTAATCTGCAATATCGAATTGTATAGGTGTTGGGTCTGGCAAGTTTAAATGCTTCCAACATAAATACAAAAAATTTTTAAAATTCTTTAATCGTTTATCCATCATCAAATGGTACTTGGTCTAAAATGTTATCTTCTTTTTTAGCCAAAGGTTCTTTACTGTATGTTTTACAAACTTCTAAACATACTTTCATTTCTGAAGCTGTTAAATCTTCTCCAGATTTTAATTTCTTATAAGCATGGTTTACCAATAATTGTGGTAACTCTTTTAAGACTGTTTCTATTTTATTGGGGTCTTCCTTGTCTATTGTATTTTTTGTGGTCTCGTTTTTCATTTTTATTTAACTTTTTTTTGTGTGTTCTTATTCTTTTTTTAGGTTTTTCTCTGGGTACAAAATGTACAAATTTTTGTTTTGCCATTACTTAATAATTAACTTTTTAATGGACTTACTGCCGTCAATATTTAACTCTAATTCTGCTTTTGTACGAATACATTGATAAACAATGTTGTCATTTTTAACTTCACGCATTGCAAGACGCTTACCTTTAAGACAGGTACTTAAATCTTGTTGAATACGAGCTTCTTTAATTTCAGAATTAATTACTAATAACAAAGCTACAACTGTTTCAATCATTAATAACTCTTTCCATTTGCTCTTACTTTGTCTTTAATAATTTCTAATTGTTCTTTAATTTTCTCAATGTCTTTCATTGCATAAGTAATATTGACATTGTTGTTTCTCATAGTTTCCATCTCTGTTTGGATATTTTCTACTTGCTCTGCTATATGTTCCAGAAGCATGAACTGTTCTTGGTCTGTAGGTTTTTGCTCGGACTTTTTAAGCAAATCAGCTTGAAAAAGCTCACGAGATGTCTCAAGACTTTGTATTCTTGAAGTTAATTCTGTATATGCAAATATACCCATAGCAACACCAATAATAATTCCAATCATATTTTTGATTGGCATAGCTACTGATGTATTTTCTGATACTTTCATTTGCACCTGCACTTTCCATTACATTTACATTTTTTTGTTTTAGGAAAATCAAAAGTGTAAAGGTCGTCTACAACTTTATCTATTTTTAAAAAAAATTTATCTATTTTTGCAAAAAAATCATAAATAAATTTATCTATCATTTCTTTTTAAGTTTGTTCATAGTAGTTACACCAAATGATGCACCAACTATTGTTAATATAATGTACCAAAACATAGGGTCAGCATTTTGTAATATTGTCCAACCACGTTCCATTGTGTCTTGAAAATATGGAACAAAATGAAGTCCCATTAAAATTGTGAAAAATAAACATAACCATTCATCTTTCCACGAATGTTCTTGTTGTCGTATTTGTTCTATTGAAATTTGTGATACTGCGTCTAATTCTTTTTCTCTTACAATTTTATCTTTTTGTAATTTGTGGGAAATTGCTCCAAAAGTTTTTTCTGCTATAATTTTAGTAAGAGGATTTTTTAATAATGCAAACCACATCTTACATAGCCCACAAAATTGTTGACCAAATTACAAACAATGTAAAAAGTTTTTTATCTGTATTTCCCCAATATATCTTTGCTTTATTTAGCCAAGTTTTAGGGGTATATCCATATATTATCATGCAGGTTCTCCTTTTATTTTAATTTCTCGACATTCAAATTTTATTACTATTTTTTCTTTTTCAAATTTAGGAATATCCCACTCAGGTAATTCTTTTAAATTTTTGTATGTTTGTTGTGAAATAGCATAACCACCAACAACACAATTATAATGGCTATCAAATTGATAACCTGAAATTTGACTAGAGGGGCATTGTCCAGTAGTTAAACTGCACAAATACAACACCAATATATATTTCATTACTTAAATTGAAAAAATCCTATACACCCAACAACTAAAGTACCTAAAAATACAAGTACACTTATTGCACCTTTACCTTTAGAAACATCTTGTCTTAATGATTTAACTTCTTTGTTTAACTCTTGAATACTCTCTAAAATATGTTTGTGTCTTAATGCACAAATCTTTTCGTGTGATGAAAGTCTTACCCCTGTAGCTTGTTCAGCAAACTGTTTAGCAGAGGCTTTTCTTGGCATTATTCTCCCATTAATGCTTTTATTTCAGCATCATTTAATCCTAAATCTTTTAGTTTTTGTTTGCCTGATGCTTTGTTATTTGATTTTTCTGTTTCTAAATCTTTTAATTCTTGAATTTTAGCATTTAATTCTTCCTCAGTAGGCATGGTTGCTGTGTTATCAATTAAAATAAGATTTTCATAAGACATTCTTTTTTCTCCTGTCCAATCTTTTTTCCAACCATACCAAGCACCTATGTTAAAAAAACTTAATGCTTTTTGAAGCCAAAATTTATTGTCCATTATACACTGTCTCCTATTCTAATAAATGTAAAGTAAGTAGCATTTGCGTCTGTGTCTGTAAAAACTTGGCTATTGCCACTACCTGCCATACCTGATGTTGTAAATTTAATTTTATGTGTGCTTACATTAGTACAATTAAAAAATGTTTCTAATGGTATAATAAAAAAATCTGTATCACTATAATGATTTCCACCAAATCCATAAATTAATCTGTCATAACTAGAGTTATTTGAAGTACCATAAATATTACTATAGTAAGCATGGTCGTAAGTGTTACCTTTTAAATGAAATTTAACTAACCATAATCCTGTTGTTGGAAAAGTCCAAATACCAGAGCTAACTGACATTCCTGTTCCAATTTTTCCAAAAGTTGCGTCATCAACTCTTTCTAAGTTTGCACTTATAGGGTCTTGATTTGAATTAAATCCACTTGTTAATCGCCATTGGTCTGCTTGTGTAATTCCACTTGCAGGTAAATTAGTTAAACTAGCACCACTAACAGCAGGAAGTGTTGCAGGAAATCTTGCGTCTGGCAAAGTTCCACTTGTCATATTTGTTGCTGATAAGTTAGTTAAATCTACATTACTATTTAAAGCTGTCGCAGGTAATCTAGCGTCTGCAAATGTACCACTTGTAATTTTAGCAGTATCTAAATTTGGTATATCTGTAGCATCAAAACCACCTGATATTATATTTGCTAAATCTCTTGCTTTTGTCATATTCTATTTACCTCGCATTACATGGTATGTTGTTAGTTCCTACTAGGGGTGCTTCTGCAAATGCCATATAGATGTATGTTTGATTAGATGTGTTATAGTTTGCTGAAGTTGTATATAATTTAAATCCATTAGATAAATAATCAATTCCATAAGCACCAGCTGTGTATTCAACTTCATTACCATCAGCAAATAAAGTATTATTCATTTCATTAATTGGACTTCTTTTTTTGTCATCTATTACCCATCTGGCTGAAGCACTAATATTTTTAATTATTGTAAATGCTGGTTTAAATCCTGTATAGATAAATGTCCCATCAGCATTTCCATTACCAACATAAGAACCAAACTTGCTGTAACCAGTTTTCTCTGCAAAGCAATAAGCTACAAAACCATAGCCATTAGTTTTGATATCTCCAGAACTACCAACTGTAAATACTTGATTAGTTGGTTCTGCATTATTCCATCTTGTATTTGATGTAGTTGCAGATGTTGTACTATTAAGTGATAAATATTTAGTTGCACCTATACCAGAATGATATACTGGCCAACTTGTTCCTGATTGAGTATGAGATTTTGCAATTATCATGTTAGGTTTAACACCTAAACCATGACCAATAGTTGCTCCTGTATTTCCATCACCTGTCCATTTAACAATACTAAATCCTGCTGTTGTGTTTGCAGACACAGTTGATGTTATGCTTCCATCAGAGTTTGATGAACCAGAGCCATTTGCTTTCCAGTTCCAACCTACATAAGTTTGTGAACTATTATTATAACCATTACTTGTACCAAAAGTATAACCATTTGAATCAAAAGACGATATACCATTACTATCTGTATCTTCAGCATTATTTAAATTAGAATATATAACTTTGGTACTTCCTCTAACTGAATCTACTAAATAATGATTATATCCTGCTACAGTTCTTCCTTTAGCCCAAACCATATCAGGTTGAAATCCTACACCTGTTTCTGATTTACTACTTCCTGTTCCTGACCATGTTATTGTATTAAAGTGTAAGCCAGATTTATTTACTGTTGTATAAGCCATTATAAGTTTAATCCTAAAGTTGATAAGGCACTGTAGCCTGTTGGGGGTTGATAATAAAATTTAGATTTTCCGTCTGTACCAGAATAACCATTATTATT